GTGCTAGAGCGGAAAGAAGACTTTGCCGCAACGATGGCGCGGATGGCGCTGCTATATGTTGCGCAAGAAGCTGTCCGGCGCAAGATAACCAGCATCACAGACACAACGCGGGCGCAGATTGTGGCGCAGGTTGATCGAGGTTATCAGGACGGGCTAGGGCAGCGCGAGATTGCCAAGGCTATCAGCGCACGGATACCTACCATCAGCCGAATGCGCGGCGCTATGATTGCCCGAACCGAAGTGCATGGCGCTGCGAATTACGGCGCACAGGTTGCCGCTAAAGAGACAGGTCTGGAATTGCGCAAAGAATGGGTGGCCGCTGCTGATGAGCGGACACGCCAGACACACGCGGATGCTGACGAACAGGTTGTGGGGATGAATGACGCTTTTGATATTGGCGGCACATCCCTGCAATTCCCCGGCGATCCGTCAGGCCCTGCTGGCGAGGTCATTAACTGCCGCTGTGCAGTGGCGTATATAACCGTTGACTAGATGTATGCATTCAACGGTTTGCAACTTTGCAAAACATGTGCTAATGTTTGCAAAACTATTTGGGCAGTGACGACATGCAAACAAAGCAAGCCGCGTTTGAACTAAAAAAAGAGCCTGACGAAGACGGCGTTTTTGAAGGCTATGCCAGCGTGTTCGACGTGGTTGATCAGGGCATGGATGTCGTCGCAAAAGGCGCGTTTACCAAGTCGCTGGGATCGGGCCGCAAGGTCAAGATGCTATGGCAGCACGATACTGGCAAGGTCATCGGCGTATGGGATGAAATGCGCGAGGACGAACGCGGGCTGTTTGTTAAGGGCCGATTGCTGAAGGACGTGGCGCTAGGCCGTGAGGCTATGGCGCTTATGCGGGCGGGCGCAATTGACAGCATGTCGATTGGCTATCGCACTGTTGAGGCCACGGCAGAAGCGGGTGGCCGCGTGCGCAAGCTGATTGAATTGGATTTGTTTGAGGTGAGTGTTGTCACATTCCCGATGAACGAAAGTGCGCGGGTGACTGACATCAAGTCAATCCGCACCGAGAGAGAATTTGAGGCGTTTCTGCGGGATGCAGGATATAGCCGCAAGGAAGCTGCTGCGATTACGTTGCACGGCTGGAAAGCAATCGAAGGGCAGCGGGATGCTGGGTCTGTTGATGCTGAACAAGACGAGGCCATGACGGCCTTTATTGAACAACTGAACACACTCAAGGAGACATTAAATGTCTGACGAAATCAAAAATGCCGCTGATGCGGTAATCGAAATCAAGAAAGGGTTTGAGGCTTTTAAGGAAGCCAACGATCTGCGCTTGAAAGAAATAGAAGCTAAGGGTGCTGCTGACCCCGTTCTTGAAGCCAAGCTTGCCAAGATCGAAGGCGATATGGACAAAGCACAAAAGACCGCTGACGATGCATATCTTGCCGTTAAGCGTTCGCAGCGTTTTGCCGCTGACAACGGTGGCGACGATCTGGAGGCCAAGGCGTCCCGTTGGGCCGACGAAGCTGCTGGCTACACCAAAAAGCGGGCTTCCGATTTTGGCGCTGATCAGATGGCAGAATACAAAACTGCGTATCTGTCCTTTATGCGCAAAAACTTTGACCGCGATCTGTTGACCGATGCCGAGCGCAAGACGCTTTCGGTTGGTCAGGATAGCTCTGGTGGTTATTTTGTGTATCCTGATCTGTCGGGCCGCATCATTGCCAAGGTCTTTGAGACATCGCCCGTTCGTGCGTTTGCCGGTGTGCAGACAATCGGAACCGATGCGCTTGAAGGCTATTACGACAATGATGAAGTCGGGTTCGGCTGGACTTCTGAATTGGGTTCGCGCCCTGCTACCACTACGCCAGATGTAGGCAAATGGCGCATTGACGTACACGAAATGTACGCCATGCCGGAAGCATCGCAAAACGTCCTTGATGACGCGATCCTTGATCTTGAAAGCTGGCTTGATGGCAAGATTGCCGACAAGTTTGCCCGCGCTGAGAACGCTGCGTTCGTATCTGGAAACGGCACAGGCAAGCCGCGCGGCTTCCTGACATACGCAGACGGCACCGACCTGAAAAACAGCGTTGAGCAGTTTGACACCGGCATAAACGGCGCATTTGCAGCCGCTCCAAATGGTGGCGACGTGCTTATCAATGCGCTGTACGGCCTCAAGGCGCAGTATCGGGCAAACGCTACATGGTTTATGAACCGTGCAACGTCTGCTCTGACACGCAAGCTGAAGGACAGCGACGGCGCTTACCTTTGGTCGCCAGGGATTGCCGCTGGTCAGCCTGCATCGCTGCTGGGCTATCCTGTTGCATCGTTCGAGGACATGCCAGACCCTGCAACGGGTTCGCTTTCCATCGCGGTTGGTGACATGCGGTCTGCCTATCAGATCGTTGACCGCCAGGGCATCCGCATGTTGCGCGATCCGTTCACAGCCAAGCCGAAAATCCTGTTCTACGCTACCAAGCGGACAGGCGGCGCGATGGTTAACGGCGAAGCGCTGAAGATCGTAAACTTCAAAGCCTAAAAATTGATGGGGCGGTGATCCTGCCGCCCCAATCATCCAAACGCATATAAGGAGTATATAAATGCGTGATCTTATTTCCAACATGTCCACTGTGGACCTGACAACTGACACCCTTTCCGGTGTAACGCCTAACGCTTCGGCTTGGGTTGATACGCTGGGATTTGGTGCCGCTGCAATCGAAGTTCTGACCGGCGCTGTCACTGACGCGGGCACGGCTGCGGGTTTTACCGGCACATTGCAGCACTCCGACACAACTGCCGCCGCTGACGCGGCTGATGTTGTTGCCGCTGAAACGACTAACGGCACAATCGCTGTAACCGTGACTGACGACACCGCTGACAATGTAGTTGCGGGCGTTCTGGGGTACAACGGCGTCAAGCGTTATGTCCGCGTCAATTACGTTGGCACAACTGGCACCGATGCTATCGTTCGCACAGTTGCCCGTCTGGGCAAGCCTCACACTGCACCGACTACCTATGTCGGCACTGCTGTCGCTGCTACCTAAGTTTAGAAGCGGGCCGCTGCGGTGGCCCGTCACTAAGCATAGGGGGCAACATGACCACTGCAAAGATTACACGCAAGCAGGGATACAAATGCGCACCAAGCGGGGCGCGTGTCGAGGTGTTTGCGTTTGGTGAAACTGTCTCGGGGCAGGTTGCTGAATGGGCGCTTGCTGATCATGCCGCATCACGTTTGTTTGATCCCCGCGAAGACGTCAAGGTTGTGATGCCGACAGAGACCAAGCGGAAGGGCCGCAAGAAATGAGCCTGAGATCAAGCCCAAGACTGACCCAATATCGCGGGCATGTGCGCACGGTTAACCCCGCCGTTGAGCCTGTAATTCCGCAGGAGTTGCGCGATCAGCTAGGCGAAAGCTCATCAAGCCTTCCAGACAGTCACGCCGAAGATTTGATTGCAGAGGCGCGGGAGTTGATTGAGGCGATGACGGGGATTGCGTTTATCACGCAAACTTGGTTGCTTGCCTTGGATCATTGGCCAGCCGGTCAAGAGCAATGGTGGGACGGCACTCGCACGGGGGCGATTGCTGACATCTATGTGCCGAACAGCCTACGCGCGGTGAACCTGCCGCGCTATCCGCTGGCGTCAGTTGATACGGTGACTGTTTACGACCAAGGCGGCGCAAGCGCGGCTGTCACGATTGCAGATGTGTTTGATGTGGACACATACCGCAAGCCCGGTCGCATGGTGCTTCGCGATGGCGCTACATGGCCCATTGCCTTGCGCGGTTCGAACGCTATTGAAATCACTTACACGGCGGGCTTTGGCGCGTCTGGCACTGCGGTTCCGGCGATCCTAAAGCGGGCGGTCAAGCAGGTTGCGGCGTATCTCTATGCGCATTATGGCGACGGGTGCGCACCAGAGAACGCATTAGGGGCCGCGCGTGGGCTGCTTGATGCTTATGCGGTGAAGCGGCTGTGAGTTATCCAAAGCCCTTTGACATTGCTACAGGCGGCGCAACAGGCTGGCGGTCGCTCAAGGTCGAGGGCCGCAACACTGGCGTTGCCCAAACGTT